CCATCCACAACAGTTGCCGCAGCGTCAGGGGCCGGGGGTCTACGCCAAGCGATCCGGCGATTCGCCAGACATCGCACCACGGATCGTCTGGTCGATGTCGATCCCGTCGATCCGCGTCTCGATGGCGGTCACCGCCGCGTCGATCATGGCCATCTGCTTGGCGACCGCCTTGGCCCTGTCGTTGCGGCCGCGCGACCGGAAAAAATCGATGAGTTCCTCGTAGAACGCCTTCTGTGCCGCGAGCAGCGTCTGGCCGTCGAAGCCGCTGCGCACGTCGTCCTCGGTGACCTTGTGGGTGACGAACTGGCCTTCGAGCATGACGCAGAGCACTTCGCCGAGGAGCATCTCGTCGGTGCCGAGCCGCGTCAGCAGAGGTGGATCGCCCGCTTCGGGTTGAAGCAGATCGATGTCCAGCTTTGCTTTGACCGCCATCGCGGTGCCGAGGTTGAGCGTCAGTGTCCAGGTTCGACCGGCTGCATCAGTGAATGTCTTCATTGCTTTTTCCTTCCGGGGGTCAGGCCACTTCCACCCACTGGTCGAACGTGGCGAGTTTCGCGGTCACGCTGACAGTCACGCCTTCTTCGAGTGGTTCGTTCCGGCTGAAGTTGGTGATGCTGAAATCCCCGAGCGGACCTTCGACGCCGGAGGCATCGCGGGCACCGGTCAGCACGGCCAGGCGGACGGTCGCCGAGGTGAGGAACGCGGTTTTGATCGCGTCGAACCCGGCGTCGCCCGGCTTCCAGAGCATCTGGAACTCGGCGGTGCATTCGCGCAGCGTCGGCGCGGTCGCCCGCCAGCCCTGGTTGGCGCGGGTGGTGACGTCGGCTTCGCCCGCTTCGAGGTTGAGCGTGACGTCCTTGACGTTGCTCATCTCGGTGAGACTGGCGAGGTCGGTGCCCGTCGGCCCCTGGTAGATTTTGGCGTTCATGCCAAGGATGAATTCTTCGGCCATTGTCCGATCTCCTTATCGACCCCCGGAAGTTCAGTGCACGCTGTCGCGCCACATGGCGGGCAGCTTGGGTTGTTCCTTCTCGAAGGCCGGCCCCATAAACGGTCGCCCCCGGAATTTCGCTCGCCTTCGCTTTCCGTTCCGCTTGAGCGTTGTCGTGCCGCCGTACTCCAGCAGGCTCGGCGCTTCGCCTCGTCCCTTCTGTGTCAGCCTCACCGGGCCGATGATCACCGAATCCTTCCGGGGCTCGTAGCCGAAGAAGATGAACTTCTTCAGCAGCCCCGTGTGACTGCTCGGCGGCGATCCGGATTGCGAGGTCTTCTTCCGCTTGCGGATGCTGCTGCGCGCCGTCCGCCGCACGAACGCGCCGAACTTGGAGAGCACCCGCCGCGTGCCGGCGTCGACCTTGTCACGCACGGCCTTCTTGTCGAAGAACAGCTTGGTGATCTCGAAGCGGATCATTCGGCCCTCGGTCGCATGCTGGGCGGCGTCCGCTCGATGGGCCGACGCGGGCGCTTGGGTTTGAGGTTCAGCTTCGCCACCTCGGCTTCGAGTTCGTCCTTCGTCCCGGCCAGCATCGTGTGGCCCGGGGGTGTGCCGAACTTCCCGCTGTTGGGCTCGACCATTTCGATGATCTGCTCGCCGTCGTGGACCAGGACGAACTCGTCCTCGTGTCCGTCGGAAAGCTTCACCTGCACGGTGGTGGGTTGGATTTCCTTCATGGCGGTCCTTTCCGAGTCCGGGGGTCAGTTGTGGTAAATGCTCCATCCACGGTCGATCAGCACAGCCTTCAGCGCCAGCCCGTCGGGGTCGGACGGCGGCGCACTACTGCCGCTGTTGATGCGCAGGTAGCCGTTGGTGTTTCCATTGGCGACGAGGTCGGTCAGCAGTTGGTCGACCATTGCCTGGTCGAATGCGCAGCCGTAGGCGTAGATGTAGCCGAGGTTCGTGCAGCCGGAGATGTCCAGCGTCGTCAGCGACTCGCAGTAGTACGCGTCCAGGTCGCCGAGGTTGGTCATGTCGTGGGCGTCGATGGTTTCGAGGTCGTAGTTGTCGCCGGCGTAGCACGAATACAGGTTCGGCAACCGCCACAGTTCCAGCGTGGAGAATGCGCAGTAGTAGACGCTGAGGTAGTGGAGATCCTGCAGTTCATCCCACGGCAACGTGGTCAGGGGGTTTTCGTCGCAGTACAAATCCTGCAGGTTGGGCATGTCAATCCGTCGTAGTTCGGTGACCTCACCAGACCACGGCAGGTGCAACGTGTACCACTGCCGCATGGGCAGTTCGCTGACGACCGGGATGGGTTCCTGGATGTACGGCATTACCACGTTCCGCCGACCACGGTCACGATGTCGCCCGGTGTGCCCTTCACCATTACCTCGTTGAGGTCCACGCTGTAGAACTCGTGCCACTCACCGGGCACCCAAGGCACATCGGCACCCAGGTCGCCTCGGAATGTCACGGCGTCCTCGTTGCTCGGTGGCACGCTGATGACGACCGAGCCAACAAAGTGCTCCGCCGAAAGTGGCTGGTAGTCGGCGGTCAGGACGAGTTTTCGCATGATGACGTTGTTCATGGTTCAGTTTCCGTTGGATGGGCCTACTTCATGGCCCGGTAGGTCACGCTCAGCACGCTGGTGAACACCCGCTTCTCCAGCAGATGCTCGGGCGAGTAGACCGGGTCGTTGGTCATGCTCACCCACGCCGCGAACGGTGCCCCCGGAAGCGGGCGGCGACGTAGGTACTCGGCGATCTGATCGACGAGCGTGCCGAGCGTCTCGACCTGTTCATCGCCGGCTTCACTTCCGGGAGGCAGCTTCTTCTGGATGCCGATGTCGATGGTGATCTCGTACTGGCTGGCGCTGCGCGTCGATCCGCTGATCTCCACGGCCTTGGGCACCACCGTCACCTTCAGGTCGGTCAGTTCCGACAGTTCGTAGGCCGGGACGACCCTGCGGACCGCCGTAAACGTCTGGCTGAACGTGGCGGGACTTGCGGGGGCGGCGTTGATCTCCGTTGCGACGGCGTCCGCGATGTCAGTGACGAGACTCATTGCATTACCCCGTGATGAAGGCGACCGCTCCGGACGCCGATGCGGTGATGACCGCGCCGATGATCAGCCAGATGAGCTTGGACTGGCGATTGGCGTGCTGCTCCAGCCGGTCGAGCCGGACCAGGATGCCCGGACGGCTGCCGTTGCCGGGCGTGCCGCGAATCGCCTCGTCGAGTCGATCCAGCTTTTCGTGGAGCAGCTCGAACTGCTCCTTGCAGTGCTCAAACTGGCTGCATTCGGTCACGTGTCTACTCCGGGGGTCCGATGTCCTTGGTGTGAATGCGGAAGGTCGTGCGGTACGGGTCGGACCAGCGCCATGCTCCTTGCCCGGCCAGGTCCATCACCTCGTACTTGCGCCCGTCCGCGACGATCACGTCGCTCGCCTGCGGCTCGAATCCCACCCCCGGCAGCTCGTCGGCCAGGATCAGGAAGTCGATCACCTGCGTCCTGATCGTGGCCCCGTAGTCATTTGCGACCTCGTAGTCGGTCTTGCCGAACGTGGCCTGGACTTCCGCGTCGGCCTGACCCCCGGAACCAGCCCGGCGGTACGTCACCGGGCTGGTCATGTGGGCCGTGCGCTGCTGCTCCAGCCAGTTCAGACCGTCACGCAGGAGGTCGTGGTTTCCGGGGGCGGGGGCCATGGGTTACTGCTCCAGGCGAACGCGGGCGGTGGCGTCGTCATCCCCGGCGGCGAGCACCGCCTTGCCGAGGTACTTGTTCGCGCCGGCCTCGGCGTCTTCTTTGGCCACGCCGTCGGCCTCGTCCCAGTAGACCTTCACGCCGGCAGCGATGGCTTCGCCGACGCCGGTGGCCTTGGGCACGTCGAACACGCCGGTGACGGCCAGCGCGCCGAGCGCACCATTGGCGATGTCGAGCTTGGCGATGCCCACCAGGTCGCCCTGGACGATCACGTCACCCGCCGTCACGTCACTTCCGGGGGTGTAGTCGATGCTGTTGCCGTTCTGGATGAATCGAGCAGTCATAGTTGGTGGTCCTTGTTAAGCGACGTGTCGCCACGTCTTGTGTTGAAGTACCGAGTCGATGCACTGCGGCGTCACGCCGTAGCGTTCGGCCAGGTCGTAGATGTTCGCTGTACTGCCGACCAGACGGATGTGCCGCACGTCGTTGTCGGTGAGCTTTGCCCGACCGTGACGTTCGCCTTGCACCTGCTCTGCCCGTCGCAGCCCCTTCTCCCAGGCGTGCCGCACATTGCTGCGCGCCGAGACGTATTCGAGATTCACCACGCGGTTGTCCCGCTTGTCGCCGGAGATGTGGTTGATCTGCGCCTTGGGTGGTCGCGGGCCGAGGAATGACAGCGCCACGGCACGATGCACCTTCATCCGAACGCGGCGACCACCGGGCAGTGCCATGGCGAACTGCAGATAGCCCTTGCTATCAGGACCTGGGTTCAACAGTCTGCCACGCTGATTGAGGTGACTGCGCACGCGCCCTTCACTGCTGACGCTATACAGTCCCTCGGAGCCGGGGACCGTCCGCCACCGTTCCGTGGCGGATGTCCCGACTCTCGAAGCGCACCCAGATGGATTCAGGCAGTCAATCATCATCCGTTCCCGGCTCATTCGCCCTTCATCTTCAGCGCGCCGCGGTGGTCCTGTTCCTTCACGCCGAAGTCGATGTACCCACGGAACATCACGCCGAGCGTGTTGAAGTCCGCGTCGGTCTTCTCGACGGTCGGGCGATCCACGCCGTTGAGGAACGCGACCTCGATGGCCGGCAGGCGGTTGGGGTCGGCCAGCAGATACCACGCCTTGTCCGACGCGCCGGTAAAGGACGGGTTGGACAGGTACACGCTGGAGACCACGTCGAACTTGCCCACGTGCGGGTTGGTGTTGGGCTTGCCCTTGTTGGCGGTGGTCGTCTCATTGAGCTGGACGCTCTTCATGAGCATCTCGGCCGGGACCTTCAGCGCCGTGGGCACCAGCAGCGTGCTGGCACGAATGCCCAGCGGCCTGCCGCTGGGCTTGGTCTGCTTGCCGAACGTGACTTCGGCATCGGTCAGGCCATCGACGGTCAGGGCGGTGTCGGCACCGGCCTTGTAGTTGCCATGGTCGACGTGGAAGAACGCCTTGCCGTCCGACTGCACCGGGTTGCTGAGCCACAGGCCCCACACCGCGTCGGCGATGGCCTCGGCCGCCCCCATGCCGATCTGGCGCGGGATGTCGGTGAACGCGCCCATGTCATCGTTGATGATCATCTGCCGCGTCAGGGAGAACATGATCCCGTGCGTGTCGGCCTTCTGGCGGAAGGTCTGCTCGCCGAGTTGACCGTGCTTCAGTTCGCCGTCGGGACCGACCTGCTGGAACTGGAAGCTGCCGGTCATCCGGTAGCGGGTGTGCTCCTTGAAGTCGTTGACGCTGGCGAT